TATTCAAGATTTCTTATTCTATCTTCGAGAACTTTAATATCTCGCATTCTATATCTCTTATGTTCTGTGAGTTTTATGAATGCGTCTGATGTATTATAAAGGTAAGGTGGTAAATTAATAGTAGATATTTCTAGGGAATCATCTACTGGAACTGGTTTTTCTGGAGATTCTGAAGGAACTCCTGTTTTTATTTGCAATGAACCAGTTTTATTTAAATATATGGTATCAATTCTTCCAAGATAAAAAGAATAATTAAGTACTATAGATTCATCAGATGCCAAAGAATTTTTGGCAGAATTTCCCGATAAAGTAAAAGATCTTCCATAAAACTCTAGAGGAGATCTCGTATCAACTGATGTAGTATATGGAGAAACTCTTGGTCTAATGTCAATTATATCAGTCAACCTGTTACCATCAACCGATCCAATTTCTTTTGAATAGTCACATTCTAAATAAGAATTTCTGGTAGTTATATCGCCTTCATCTGAAGAATCATAATAGACATTTGAAAAATATATTTTTAATTGTCTAGTAGGAGAATTGAAATTTGACTTTCTTATTATTGTTGAATAGTCATAGAAAGTAGATTTTTGACCTGAACTAAACGAGTAGTGTGTAGTAACATCACTACTCTCAAAGTCTGAAGATGCTAGAATACATTTAATGCCAGATTCTTCAAATAATAAAGTTTCTCCTATTTTAAACGAAACATTATTTTTTGGAGTATATCTAATCTCTGAATCTGATTTTCTTTCAACTAGGATGGCAACAGATCCACTAGATTCTCCTGTAATCTTTTCTCCTATTATTAAATCTGAGGTCTTTCCACTCTGACTTCCTATAGAAGAAAGTAGAAGAGATGGTGCATTAGCACTGGAAGTTCCTTTAGATTCATATATTCCATGAATTTCGATTACATCTGGATAATTTAATGATATTAAGTTATCCTCAACTCTAGTGCCATATGGATAATTTCCATATGTTAATCCATTATCTAGAGTATCTTGCCCTGAACCAGACCCCTCTAATATTGATTTATCGACTATAATATAATTTACTCTATTTTTCTTTTTAATTTTTTCTTTTGGTTTACTTTTTCTTATCGTAGAAACTAAAGTTGCATTAGAATCATTCGTTAAATTACTAATTGTCAAAGTATTTCCAACAATAGAAAATTTATCGCTAGTTAATACTTGTGTAGTTCCATTTGAATTTGTTAATAAATACCTTTCCTCATCAAACGGTAAGAAAGTTTCATTTTGATCAGATAAAGAAACTATTAGTCTGTTTGAAGATATTACTTGATTATCAAAAGTTTTTCTAATTATTAATGTAGAATTTGTCAAATCTACATTTGAAATATTACTTTTTGGTAACTTGGAATATAGAGTATTATCTTGAGATGATACTAATGATGTTGTTAAAATTTCCAAATCATTTACTGTTATATTCTGGGTGGGAATAGATCCTTTAATAAAGTTTGTTACCGTAGAAACTCCAGATGCTACTACTGACAATCCATTAATTTCATTAACTTTTGCATAATATGGTAGAGACGTATCTAGAGGATTTGTATATTTTACTATTTCTCCAACCTTTACATTTTTTCCTGGGAAAAGTGGATTTGAGCTATTGATATTAATATTAGAACCATTTACTACAATACTAGATATTCCAACATTAAATTTGGTCGTTTGAATAATGTCTGCGAAGAAAGTTCTTGCAGTCCCCACGTTACCGTATACTGACCTAACATCAGATATTCCATATGATGTAACAGTTCTACAAACTCTAGTTATTGATTCATTACCATCAAAAACTAGAGGTTCAAATGGTAAAAATTCACCAGTTGTTTGATAAAGAATAATGTTAGAACTATTAGATACCGACTCTTTTAAGAATCCAGTGGCCCCACTATTTTCTCCATTAACAAAAGTTGGAGTAGTTAGAGTTACTGGTTCATTCAAAGTTATCTCTGTTGTTGTTTGAATGTCATATAAAGATATATTCCATTCATTTAAATCTGGTTCAGAACTATCATAAGATCCAGATTCTAATGTAAAATCATATACTCTTGCAACCCCTATTTCTTTTCCTGTGGATGCCACCCCAACATTATTGACCCTAGAATCTCTAAGGCTAAGAATATAATCACTTCCTGCACCAATTTTTGGGGCACCATAAACTCTATTGAGTCTGAATGTAGGTCCAGTATTATATGTAATAGGTTGACCCTCTAATGTTTTTATTGTTCTTGGTTTGGGTACATCAATAAGAGAGCTGTTTATGACCTCAATTTCATAACCTCTAATATATGCTTTTCCTGGAGAAATTTGATATAAAGCAATATCGTCAGAAGGAACAGACCCACCATCGGTTAAGTCGGTTAAATTAAATACTCCACCATTTCCCAATTTGTCATTCAGAGACTCCTTTAGAACAACATCAAATGGAGTCACATAATAGTCTCCTGATTCATCATAGGTTCTTCTTGCAAATTCATCAGCTAAAATATTATATTGAGTATACTTATCTGAAGAATAACTAATGACACCAGTTCTTACCCTTGCTAATTCTATAAAATTAGTATCATCAAAATCATTTAAATCCTTTTTAAACAAAGAAACTGTTATTTTTATCCTATCAGCACCAGGGGAAGAATAATTACTAAATCCTTGAGAATTATCATTTAAATTTTCATCTAAATCTGATGTTATAATCTGCTCATTAACAAAAAACCCAATTCTATAACTTGGAGAAAAAGAATATTGATCTAGTATTAATGTTTCTTTACTTACTCTTACAAAAGACCCTCTAATAAAATATACGCCGTCATTAACTGAAAATGCAGATCCCCTTGAAGTGCAATTTCTAGAAATAGTAACAGCAAATGGTTCTCCTACAGGTATATTTGAAGTTCCAAGCAACTGTGATATAACAATGTTATTTGATGACAGTTGTTCCCCATCAGCAAATTTGGTTTGAGAAGAACTATTTAAACTAGATGTTAAATAATTGATATATAATGTTAAATTGCCTCTTTCTGAATTTTGAGGCAGTAAAACTTGATTTACAACTGCAGTTACTCCTGAGGATGCGCCAGTTATTGTAGATCCTATTAATTGATCTGCGTAAGACGATACTGGGATACCTAAATACGCATTTTCAAGTTCTACACAATCATAAAAATTATTATAAAAAGTGTTTCCTGGTATTACTTTTGCACCTTCTTTGAAGAAGTGTTGCCCAAATTTAGTAATTTGATTTTGTAAAATAGATTGAAGTGTTGTTAATTCTCTTGCCTGTACTGGATAACCAGGCTTAAACAAAACTTTATAATAGTCATTATTTGCATCAAAATCATCAAAATATGGGGATACATTTAAATTTGTTTGCTGTGACATAATTCGTTAAAACTGCAAAATGACTTTGATATCTTCTTTTTGGTTTGATGACCTAGTAATAGATGGTCTATTATCTACATAAATTATATTTCCAGAATATTTTTGAACTTCTGGTTGGGAAACACCACTAACAAAATTTTGTCCTAGGTAGTATTTTTTATTATTTATTGTTGTTTCTATGCCAGTAAATCCGGAATCAATAGTTAAAGTTCCTCCAGAATTTCCGGAAATTACTAAACTTCCTCCAGTCAATATTGAACTAGTAAATTCGTTCAAATTGAAACCATAACTGGGATTTGTCTGTTGGGATCCATCAGTAGTTGCAAATCCAACAATAGATCTATCTTGCCAATATTTTAAAACCCCTGTGTTTTGATCATAACTAATAACTTTTCCTGCAGCAGTAATACCAGTTCCTATAGTTTGAGTTATTAAAGAGTCTGGGGTGAAAACTGCTGAATTATATGAGGAACCAGTTAATTTTAGTGCATATAAAGCACTAGCTTTATCTGAAGATAAAATAGAACCATTGGATACTTTGGGATTATTAATTATACCAACCCTTGATATCTGGTTTCCTACGATAAAATCTGGGTTCTGAACATCATTTTCTAACCTAGAGTATATTAATGCATTAAATGCTCCCAGTTCTCTGTAAATATCAGCACCATGTCCGCCTTTAGGTGAGATGATAACATCAAAAATTGGTCTAGTATCAAAGGTGGTTATTCCACCTGCAACTAAATCTACACTACCAAAAGTATATCCTGATCCTTGGTTTGTTATTATTATCGATTCTACTTTTTGCTCAGAATTGGTTATGATGGTGCATTCGGCACCAGTACCATCACCTTTTATAGGAACATTCCTATAAATTTGATTTCCTGCACCTACCGATACTCCTCTATTTTTTATGATTACGGTCTTTATTGACCCATCTATGGCATTGTTTCTAACAGGAGCATTTTCCAAACTGGTTTCCCAATCTGAAGGAACTGGTATATAATCGGTAGATTCAAATTTTACAATATCAGAAGGTTTTATTGTATATAAGTATTTCCAAATATACCCATCATTACTTGATCCTGCAGGTCTTGGTTCTAAATCTATAAATTTTGGTTCATCTAATGATGGTTTTCCATTTTCATTTTCTGGATTAGTTCCGTTCTCTAAGCAAATATAAACTCGATAATCACTATTTAAAACATAAAAAAATGAAGTATATAATGTAGAAGAATCTGATACTTTGGGTCTATTTGAAATGCTATAGTCATTTCTATAATAGTCATAAACCCTTCCTGAAGACCAAGTTATTTTTGGTATTACTAACCTAACATCATCACTATTAATTTTCTTGAGAGACATCATAGTTTCCCAACAAATATTTTCATCATTAAAACTATCCTTATGTGAAGGAGGATCGGCATCCCAATTAGATAGAACACTAGATGGATTCGGCAACCCAACAAATGTATAATATGAATTTTGTGTAGATGAAACCGAACTCAAGAAATTTTTAGCATTTAATATTCTAAATTGATCAGTTATAATTGCTGACATTTTTTATATCGTTTTATTTATTTATTATAAAACATAACCAAAATATCTTAATGGTTCAGATCTTATAACAACTCCACCTGTAGTTAAACCAGTAATTCCATTATTCCTATATGCATTGTATGCATTTGTTGATGTTGTTTTTGCTAGGGTTATTTTTCCCCAACTATACTCACCATAAAAATTACTAAATCCTAATCCAGTCAAATTATTATAAGAAGATACACTGGATACAACTTTTACTACTGTCGATTGACCACCAGTTGGAACACTAGAAGATGCTATAGATACTGATCTTACGACATAGACATTATCCAATCCAGATGTTCCTATACCAACTATTCCGTTGGATGCATCTAACGAAGTTACTCCATTTCCGACTTTGGAATTATAAACGACAAAGTAATCTCCAGGTTGAATTCCACTTACAGTCGTTGCAGTTCCTGATATAGAACTATCTCTTAAATAAGAATTATTTGGTATAAACAGATCAAAAACTAGACCGGTACTGGCAACTCCAACTATTGAGGTCGTTGCAATACCAGTAATAATTCCATGATCTCCAAAATAACCAGTTACTTCGCATTTTTCTTTTTTAACTGATGGTGGTTCAATTAAAACTTCTGGTGGATTTGATTGCGAATAACCAGTTCCTCCGGAAATTACTGTAATATTTGATAGTTTTCCTTCATTTATAGATGAAGATGCAGTTGCCCTAAAAGTCGTTCCAAGTCCTACTGGAGATTCTAAAATAATTGATGGGGAAGATGTATAACCACTACCAGAATCTATAATATTAATAGATGTAACTGTTCCTGCTAATGATACTGTAGAAGATGCAGTGGCAAATTTCAATGTGTCTTGAGATAATAAGGTTACTTCATTTTGGAAATTTAAATCTCCGGAAGAAGACTCCTTGGGTGAATTGAAAAATGGTCTTATATTATCAACATAAAGAACTGTAGTATTTACCCCAACTGTGTTTATTATATAAGAACTTGGATATATTGAGGGTTCATAAATCTTTCTACTCTTAGATACAATTGAAGAGTCTATTAATTTATCTTCAGTTTGTTTTCTTACGAATGTTGGACGATATAATGATTGATCTTGAGAGATTCCGGACCCAAAGTATAATTCTGTTTCTGCAGAGTTTATATACAATGATGTTATAGTTCTTTTATCTTGATTTAAACTCTGTGGTTGTTGAGAAAAAATATCATATGAGAGTTGTAGTTCGTCTCCCAGTTTAATACTTTCTACAATATCAACTGTCTCGGTATCATAATTAATATTTCCCATATAAAATAGTATTTTACACTTATCTCCAGAAACTACATTATCTGAAGATTTTCCTTTTGGAGCTTCATTAAATATTATCCTATCACCTCTTGTGAAATTATAAGATTCTCCAGGAATTTGTAAAACATCATTTATAAACACTAGTAAATTATTCTGAAGATTTATTTTAGAACCTTTTTCTGATACTAGAGAAAACCTTTGATTATTGATCGTCAATGGAAATCTTCTTGTAATTCCATTAAAAAGACCACTTATATCATCAAATACTTTAAGTGCCCCAATAAACCACCCAGAGAATTTATCAGATTTAACTTCTTCTACAATAATATTGAAATCATTTAACTGCTTTGTTGTATCTGTAGGAATTCCTACTGAACCTCCAATAGGAATTGTTAAAATATCACCTTTTTTATAATTATATCCAAAATTCTTAAATTCAAAGTTTATTACACTAGACCCATTTCCGACAATAATATCAACTTTTGCTCCAGTTCCCACTCCAGAAGATGAAGATGAATATATGAGAGGTATGTTTGAGTATGGAAGTGGATCATCAATTACTAAAATTGGTGGATTTAATGATGAATAACCGATTCCTGGATTAGTTATGGATACTCCAACAACATTTCCTTGACTTATAGAGGCAATTCCAATGTAAGTTGTCTTATTATTGGAGGTTATAACACCAACTCTAACTGGATTTTGTACCCCTGATCTATAACCAGAACCACTATTTCCAATAGAAACCGAAGAAATTGTTCCTGATATTGAAACAACAACAGTTCCTCCTGCGGAAACTAATGATTGATAACCAAAACCACTACTAGATCCAACAGATACTATGGTCCCAGTTATTGGTAAACTTGTAGTATTAATATCAGTTTGATTTGGAATATTATTAGAACCTACAAAAAATACTGTAGTTACTCCAGAATTTTCTGCCAAATAATAATTATTCAATAAAGATGATTCATTTGTATTTGGTGATGGAATTTGAGGTATATTGTTAATTAATAAAATTATATTGTCTGTAGATATTCCTGTTACATCACTTTCATTGCTCTTCAGAATAAATCCACTAGAAATTCCTGTAAAGGAATCTGATACATCATCAAAAATGTAGTTATTGCTGTATGTGCTTTTATTCTGATCTGGATACCCAGATTTTATAAAACATCTTCCATGGAATTTTGACTTTTGTGATATTGATGGATCTAAAGGATCTGATAATGTTAAAGGTGGAGATGCAAAATTAATATTATTTTCAACTATATTATAGTTACCTATAACTTTAGAAACTATTGTTCCCTGAGAATGTGATTCAGGTTGTGTTCCTAACAAAGATCTATTTACATTAATTAAATTTGTAGATCCAATACCAACAGAATTAATTTTCATAATCTCATTATCAATTTTTATGAAGTCTCCGTTAAAGAATGATGAAATTCCAGCAACATAGACTAAGTTCGTTGATATTGAGACTGCATCAGATAATGAAGTCTTAGTTTTAGTTAATGAAATTGGAGACTGAATAATTCCATCTATTGAAATTACTACTCTAGAATTTTGATCAAAGCATGAAAAATAATGAGTTGTTCCCACACCAACATTAACTAAATCTAAAGTTACTGGACTTGAATTCAATGCATCTTCCGCGCTTTTTGAAAGTTTTATCTTATTGTCACTTACTTTTACAACATATACTTCATTTGGTAATTTATCGGTTGTTCCTATTCCCACCCCAAAATAAGTAGTAACAATTCCAATAGAATTATTGTTTGAACTTGTTCCATTTGAATATGATACCTTTTCTCCAGTAACAAAGAAATGATTTTCAATTTCTATTGTATCTTCTTCAGTGTTTATGATAGAGGCATTACTTCCATTAAAAATTCTCTTGAATAGTGGATAATTATTACTACTTAAAGAGAAATCTTTTTTGGATACATTATCACTACTATCAAATTCAAAACTTATGTCATCAATAGGTAAAACTAAATTTCCTGATGATAGTATATAATCCTGTACAGTTTTGTTCTTAAATATAATTTCATCAGAAACTAATGATGAATCTAACTGGAAACTAGTTTCCGATGAAAGATCGAAGTAATAATTATTAAAATCAGACTCGCTGAAAATATCTAATGTTATTGAAAGATCAGATTGTTTTGCGGTGGATATGCCGACAAATTGACTAGATTCTAGTTGATAATCAGAAAAAACTTTAAATCCTTTAGGATGATTTAGTGTTAAGACGGAATCTTTCCACGTATCATAATCAATTTTTGATTTTATTGAATATGCGAAATTTTGATAATAGAAACTATCTTGAAGTTTTTGTAACTTATCATTTAAAAATCCACTATTTTGATTCCATCCTTTATTTACTTTTGTTTTTGAAGAAAGATTGGTTATAGATTTTGTTTCATAAATTTTTAAAATTTTTGATTTTGAACCTGTAGATTCTCCCTGAATAATTTCTCCAATTTCAAATTTTCTAGTTGGATTTGAGATAGTTATAAACCCAGAATATTCGTCCCAATTTGATATATATCCTTCAGACTCTTTAGAGAATTCTGTCTTGATTCTTTCTCCTATCAAATATTGTCCAACCTTTAATGATATATTGAATGATGGGAAGTATTTTTCTGGAATTACTCTTCCAAGGAGACTTGAAGGGTCAAAATCGCCAGGATCTTCATCAGAATTTAAATAATCATTTAAACTATATGTTATTGTTCCTTGACTTAGCCCTGGATCATCTGTTGTATTTAATACAGAGAATAGTGCATAACTATAATTTTCAGAATTATACCCCTTATCTCCATTATTTAATACCTTCACATTTTCAATTATTACATTATCACCTTCTACAAATGGAAAATCTCCATTGTATGTAAATGTAACAGTAACTATTTTAGTAATAGAATTAAATATTACATTGATTATTCTAAATCCATTATTATTTTTGGTTGGAATTATTTTTGGTGTCAGACCACTTAAATTTGAAGTATTTTTCAGTATTTTTACATTAGTATCACTTAAAGAAAACTCTAAATCTAAGTCTGTTATTGGTTCTTTAGTTTTTTCATCAACTACTATTAATTTTGGTGGAGTAATATAATTTATTCCAAACGAAGAAACTGTTATCTTATCTATTGAATATAAAGATTCTAATTTTAAAACCAATATTGGATAATTACTAGGCAATAATGTGTAATCGGAAGAGAAATCAAATCCTATATTATTGATTTTAGTACTTTTTATTATTCCAATAGATTCACTAAAGCAATCCAATAAAGCATCTTTTCCAATATTGGAGTTTATTTTTGTTATTTTTGGTAGAGATAAGTAATTTCTCCCTGGACTTGTTATTTTTATTTCAGAAATTGGACCAAATGCATCTTCGGAACTTGTATTATAAATTAAGGATGAAATTGTTGACGAATAAGAAACAACTTCGGGAGTATTTGGTAAAATATATTCAAATGTTGAAGTAGAATTAACCCCAACAAAAATCGGGTAATCTCCAGAATATTCACTTTTTAATATTGATAATGTATTATTTGAAGATACTAATACATTATCAATTATAAGTTCTTCCTTTACTTTTGGATAAGAAATTCCATCACTAAAGGTAGGAACTAGTCTATAATATAATTTTTCAGGAAAGTCTTCTTTTACACTTAATGTAATCTTTGCATCACTACTAATACCAACAGATCCTTGTTGATTTATGATTAACTCTTCTTGGGAATTGACTATATCAAAACTATTTTTAAAATATGGATCAGTATAGAGTTCAAATTTAAATGCAGAATATAAATTATTATTTGAAGTATATGATAAGGTAGAGTCTGACAAGTCAAATATAACTTCAGATTCTTTATATAGTCTTATTTCTGGATTAATTAATGAAATAGATCCATTAGATTGAGAAGTTATTTCTAATGTTTTAGGATTTGTTGAGATTGAATTGTAATAGGAATCTGATAATTTTATAGTATCTTTATCCACTGAAAAAACATAATAAATTTCATTATCTTTTAAAGTTTGTGTGGAGAGATCAGTATTGTATATTATTTTTTGTCCGGTTACAAAATTGTGATTACTAATTGAAATAGTTCCATTTATTGTATTGATTCCTGAAGATACAAAACTTTTTGGGTTTACAATTAATCTTCTTTTTTTGTCATTGTATTTTATAATTATAGTATTTGAATTTTTAGGATTAACATTTATTGAAACCAAATCCCCCGTTTTTAACCCATGAGTACTTCCAGTGGATACTGTAATTATATTTTTTGATACTTGTCCATATATCTTATCATAATTTGTTTTAAAGCTATGATAAGTTGCTGTTCCTATTCCCGAAAGATATAAAGTTGTTGAATTTTTAGTTTGGCTAGTAATACCAGCAAAACCTCCAGTACTACCAATGCCCACCTTTACAGTTGCAATTCCTATGAGATCTTCCGAAATCTTTGCTACGAAAACTTTAGAATAATTTGACAACGAAACACTAGAGATTCCATTTATTGATACTTGTATAGAAGAACCTCCATTGGGGGAATAAATTAATTCGTCTCCAGTATTTAATTTATGATTTGGTAAATAAATTGTTTTACTTGGGATAAAACGAGATGTTATTCCACTCCCTGGATTTGAAAAACTTAAAGTATATCCAACACCAACTCCCAGTCCCAATGATTCTTTGGGGTCAAAATAAAATTCTGTATTTAATTTATACTCAAACTTAGGGGAATATGTATTTTTGAAGATTATTCTTCTTGAATATTCTTGAACCAAATCGAATTCCGAATGAGCAGAACCCACAGTTCCATACACTGTTCTTAAAACTCTAATTCTAGAAGATAGACTATCGGCATTTAATACTTTAACTTTTTCTGTTCCTATACCCAAAATATCATTTGGAGTAAAAATATCAACATTACCATATATTGAAAAATATGTTACTATTCCAGTTGAAGAAACATTGCCGACATTTTCTTTCAATAATACAGAATTATTAGAGACATTGATCTGCTGTAAACTATCAAAAGTGTACGTAGAAGTACTTAATCCAGATATTGATACTATTTCTTCATTTTTAAATTCATGAGGATTCTCACAAATTCCAACAAATGAATTATATTTAAAATCTGGATAAAATTCAACATTATTAACACTAGTCGTAGATGCACTTACATGTTGTATTTCTTTACCAACAACTTTAGAAACTTTTGCTATAGCACCATAACCAGATGTTCCGGTATTATCAAATATGACATTATCTCCAACGTTATAATCTTCCCCAGGATTTACTATTTGTATATTTTCAATATATCCTGGAGAAATTGACTTAACTTCAGAGGATTCTATTCTATAATCTTCTGTATTTAAATAATTATAACTTATATTTTCATCAGTTAATCCATACGAATTAGTATTTCTCAAACATCCTAATTCATTTAAATTAATTTTTTCTTGATTTGAAGATGAAACAAAGTTGAATCCATTTGGTTTTGATCTATAAAAATTTCCTATGAAGTATGGGAATCTTGGTTTTTTATACCCGGCAAAACTACTGGATGGGGTTAAATCTATTGTAGAAAAATAAGCATACACTCCAGAAGGAAACTCTGGAGTTACACAAAATCTTCCATTATATTCATCTAGATAAGTATCATTATTTTTATTTTTATATTCATAATCTTCTATAAAAAATCCTAATGAAAAATTAGGTCTATTTGATACTTGTGAAGTTTTTAATGAATAACCCGAATTTAACTGAACTATACCTCCACTTCCATCTCTATTTGCATATCCATATGGACCATATATTGGATTCCCATCATATGCCCATCCTATTAATGGGGAATGTGAGGTGTTGAGAGGATCTAAATTATCATTTAATATTTCTTTTAATTTTCTTGGATAATATAAATGTCCATATTGTAATTGTTCTTGACTTGAAATTGAGTTAAATAAAACCCCATCATCCAATTGGATAAAAGATTCTAAAAATCTTTCCACCAAATTAATAGTCCAAGTTTGAATATTTGGATATAAACTTACACCACTTCCATTAGAATTTACTATTAGTTGAGTTCTGTTTTGACTATATCCAATCCCACTTTCAATGACTTTAACTGAAGTTATACTGCCATTAACTGTAATTGGATTTAGTACTGCACCAATTCCATCTCCAATTATTGAAATCGTTGGAGTAGAATTATAATTTTGTCCCGAAGAAATAATAGATACATCTACTATTCTTCCATCACTTACAACCGGACTTAATATAGCACCAGAACCAGAATCTAAAGAAATCTCTGGAATTCTATTAAAATTTAAAATATCAGAAGACCCATAATTAGTTCCTTTATCATTCAAGTAAATAGAAGATATTCTTCCAGTAAATTTCGGATTAACTTTACACTTAAAGACATCTTTGGATATTGTTCCTCCTACTCCTACATCACCAATAACTTCTACTTTTATCTCTGGGTAGTTAAAAATATGAGTACCAACACCAACAGAATTGAATTTAATATATTGTGCTGATTTATAATAAAAATCTTTTTCGGTAATACCAACACCTATTTGGGAAAGGGTGAATCTATTATCACTTAACTTAGTGACAAAGTACTCTTCATTGTTTGATAGTCCAGAAATTTCAGTGCCTTCAACTGAATATTTTAATATTTCTCCGGATTGATAACCATGATTTTCGATAGAAACCAAACCGTATCCATAATGAGTACTAATTCCTAATGATGTTGTAGTTCTTTTTTTATTTTGATATCCACTTCCAGGATCAACAATACTAATAGATCCTACTGTAATTTTTTTATTGAATGCTAATATTTTATGTTCTCCCACCCCAGTAGAAGTAAAGGATATTGCAATACCAGAGTTAAAGTCATCAATATTGTAGTGAAGTTGAATTTCTGTTGGAGACTTTACAGAAACATAATATGAAGAATTTGTAGATATTCCTCCAATAGAAGCATAACCATTTGTTTTATAAATTACTTTCTCCCCATTTCTGAATTTATGATAAGTAGAAAACCCTATTTTTGAAGAAATAGAATTACCTATAGTTACATTATTTTGAGCATCAAATAAAATTTCATGATCTACTAGTTTAATATTCGCTAATGCCTTTGCTCCTGTTCCATTACCTCCAGTTATATTAATTAATGGAGTTTCTATATAATCAAATCCAGGATCAATAACTTCAATATCTGACAATTCTCCTTCTACTGAACAATAACCAGATGCTCCACTGCCCAAAGAATCTGATATATTCAATAATGGAGGATTTATTAAATCATAACCACTTCCCGAAGATAATACATCTATTGACTTTATTTCGCCATAATATATTTTATCTGTAGATTTATAGTTAAGAATTTCTGTTCCATTTATCAGTATTCCAATTGGTCCAGATAAAGATTCATACGTATTACTATCATTTGTTATTGTTGGTATTACTCTAAGTAATTTTTGAGGTGATAGTTCTTTAGAATTGAAATTATAAAATTCTATTTTGCAACCATCTGCATCATCAAATGTTGAGGTTTCATCTAAATTTAACTCTACAAATTCTGATTTATAAATTGATGATCTACTTTTACATAATGAAATTTCTGTATCACTAATTTTTTTTATAAAATAAACACCTTCTCCAAGTAAATTTGGTGCTTTTTCGTTATCTGCGGGAGTAAAATATACTATATCTCCACTTTCAAAATAATGTCCACCACTTACACTTATCGTACTAATTCCAATGAAATTTCCAGTAACAGAAAAATCGTTTATGGTTAATGGTTGATCTTCATATCTTGGTAATGAATTTGTTGCAACTATTAATTGGCTATCCTTTTCATAAACATTCTGAACATCGGATGAAATTTTTAATAGATTTGAATATTTTGGTGAATTTACATTCACCTTTGATATCTTTCTTCTTATTGAATATAATAGATCTTGAGATAAATCGATACCTTTAATCGAAAAAGATTTTTTATTAAAAACTTGGTCTACTTTTATATTTGATCCACTTATAGATTCAATCTCTATAAAATCACCTTTTTTTAAAATATTATTTGATTTTGTTGTTATAGTATATTTTCTCTCTTCTGCACTTGTCAATTCTACAGAACAATTGTGATAAGTTGGAGAAATATTTAATAACCAGTTATTAAATTTAAAGTTATCATCCTCATTAAATCCCAAAGATTTTACAGTTATCTTCGTATTTGGAACATGGTAGAAATTATCAGAATCTTCATCAAATTCAACTTGATTTAGTGCTGAATTAATTTTAATTTTTATTACACTATCTTCATTTTCTGAATTGGTTGATATCCCATAAGCAAATGTATTAATTGATACTATGGTTCCATCTGAAATAGAATTAATATTTCCGCCATCTATACTAAAACATCCATAAAATTGATTTACTGACTTTGATGTATATGAAACTATACCAGAATTTCCATCTGTATAGTTTACACTTAAATGACCATTTTCAGGAAATCCTAATGTAGATTCTACAGTAATTACATCAGATAATTCTGTATGGTTATCAATTACTTTAGTTTTTGGATGAATTTTAAATTCCCCATAAACAGAACCATCCACACTAATATCTCGTGAATATCCTGCATCTAAACTTAATTTATAGTATTTTGTTCCGGATTTTGTGATGAGGGTTTCTACATTTGTTACTGGAGCATAAGACTTCGTGTAGTTGCCATACAAATACTCATCCTGATATAATGTAGAATTAACTAAATCTAATGGATTTCCCTCTATTGATTCAACTAAGAAGTCAAATGTTACATTGTATTGAGTATCTGATGGTTTAAATAGATAATCTTTTGGACGTATAATTTTTATACTCTCACCATAAAGACATTTGAATAGTATATTAAAGGATTCGTCAGTTCCTTTGGTGGAATAAAAATCCCTTGCTTGTTTAATGAAAAGTTTTTCGTTAACAGAATTATACAACTCTTTTGATTCAAATCCCGGCAAGAGTTGATACTTAGTTTTTCTTAAAAATTCTTTTAAGAACAATACACTTAAATTTATTATTTTTGAACCAGATTCATGCTCATTTGATTGTGAAGTTTTAAATAATAATTGATCCGATGCTCCATCGGATTCATAAGAAACCACTCCACTAAATCCTCTTACACAACCAACAAAAGAATCTCCAGAAATTTCTCTATAAGTAATAATTTCATCGTCAATTTGCAATAGTCCATATGATTTTGGAAATCCGTGAGTTCCTGTGGGACTTTTTTCTAAATCAATGGTGATTATGTCGTCAGAAAATGATATACTATCCTTTAAGACTACATCAGTTACAGTTTCTGCCGAATTATCTAACTTAATATACCTATCAATATTTTGAATCAAATCTACTGGAGATCCTTGATATTCATTGGAAATATAATATTGATTTAGAAATTCAGAGAATAATGGAAACTCCTCCCTTACATATTCGGGGAGTTGATTTTCTACGATATTATTGAATTTAATTCTGGTTTCTGTCATATTCTTTTAGGATCTTACTAAGTTTCCATTAGTGTAACTTGAGGACACAATATAATTTGATGCGGAAGGATCTGCTCCTGAGGAAATCTCATCAACAACCATTTCAAATAAACTGCTATTAATATCTAGTTGTAAATATAAATCCTGCAATCCAATTACATCATTTGATTTTGGAGAAGTTGATATTTGAATTGTGGATTGTCCATTTATTATTTTTTCTGTTGAAATTATATTTAATGGATTTAAATTGATAATTCCTTTTTTATAATCTACAGTACCCGCATTTCTTATTATGATGTTAAAATCAGTTGAATTTTTATTTGGTAAACTAAAGAAAAATATAATTCCAGTCTCTCTATCAGTGTTTGGTATATCCGATAAGTAAAGATCTTGCTGTATTCCAGACATTCTAAATGAAGATGATTTAATATTAAATCCATTCAAGTCCGAAATATGAAATTGATTACCAAATCCAATAGAATAAGTCGCAAAGGAATTTAATACAACTCTTAAATCTCTACGTATTGAAATTTTTGTAATGTTTGAAGTAACTGCAGCATGACTATCATCTACAACTTTCAAAAATTTACTGTATTTAAATCTTGCTCCATATTTATTTAATTCTGTAGACTTTGCATATTTATTTACATTATAGTTGATACTTGTTAACACCTGATCCGGACCAGATGATAAATTTGGATTATAATAAATTTTAGAATCAGTTTCTATATACAGATATTTTAAATCTAGAATTTCGGGAACTATTCCCGCCACTGCATATTGCTTTAGTTTTGTTTTTATATTTTCTTTAATTAAATTTGGTAAAAATTCACCAGTTCTAGGTTTAATGCTGATAAAGACCTTTCCATACTGAGGTGGAATCAATTCTTCCCCACCAAAAACAGAAATAGATTCTGTTTCTGGATATATTACATTCTTGACTAAAGATTCATAATCATTTGATGTTACTGCTCTGTTCTGCGAAGCATATATTCTTCCGGAGTATTTTTTAACAGATTCGATTGATTCAATGTCTTCTCCTCCAGATGAAATTAAACCAGTTGTTAATAAAGAAATTCCTGAAGTAATATTTTCGTTATTGGAAGATTTTAATAACCCAGAAAAAGAAAATTGAGAGATTCCATTTCCAGATTCGCCATTGGACACAATATATGAAACCTCTATCTCATCATTATTCTGCAAAGATTCTCCAAAAATACCATCTCCAAAAATTATTTCATATCTTTCATCATCTACTTCTTGTATAAAAAATACTTTAGAGTTTTTATCTATTTCTAAAATATTTTTATGAAGGATATATTTTGATTTAACTCCAGATCTCTCTACAGATACTGAAAGTAACTCAGTATCAATACCGGAGTTTGGTAAAATAAATCTCTGGTTTAAATTATTTGTATTATATGTAAATTTATTGGTGACTAAAGAACCTTCATAGATTTTTATATCATCAAAAGATGCTACTCCATTTAGAACTGGTTTTGTAATATTCTCTAATATGGAAAATACAAATGATTGATTTGAAAAACTTTTTGAACTGGTAGATATTATTCCCTTATTAAGAGTCACAAAAGAACTTTGTGTGTTTGAATTTGAAAAATCTACAAAAAAACTTACGGTCGCTCTTGCAGATTTTCTAGATCTAGGTATATACCCTATATTTCTAGCAAGAGAAATAACATTTTCCCTTAATGTAGCACTATCAATAAAAACCTCATTTGCGACCATATTCGCATTATATGAGGTGATATAGGTATTATATGCTAATACGTCTAAAATTGTGGAAAGATTAGAACCTTCAAAATTATAATCAGTAAAATTTGAGTTTGACCTCAAATAATCTTTTAGTGTTGTTTTGATTTGATCAAAATCTAAATTTGAAAAATTTGTTAATGTCA